AAACTGCAATTCTTGCTGAAGCAAAGTTGCGTGATACGGCTATAACATCTGAAAAAGAAGAACGTATTAGTGGTGATGAGCATCTCTCTCAAAGAATTGATACAGTTAGTTCTAGTTCTTCAGATAATGCAGCGGCAATTCAACGTGAGGAAAAGGCAAGAACTGATGCTGATAGTGCATTGGGCAAAAGAATTGATACTGTGGTTGCGCAAGCTGGAGATAATGCAGCAGCAATTCAGCAGGAAGCGAAAGCTCGCGTTGATGGAGATTCAGCAAATGCATCATTAATTGAAACAGTGAGAGCTGAGTCAATTGAAAATGATGTTCAAACTCGTGCTTTGGTTACTGATGAAAGTAAGGCGCGAATTGATGCAGATAGAGCATTAGCTGAACGCGTAACAGGGGTCGAGGTCGTTACTAAACCTGCTTTAATTGGTTCTGAATCAGATTTGATAGGTAATGATGCTGGCTATGCAGGTGTTTGGTCTATCTTATCTGCTGTACAAGAAGGAGATTTATTACAGGCAAAACGTACAGATCAAGTAATTGTTTCTGTAAATGAAAATGCAGCAAGCATAAATTCAGAGCAAATTGCGCGCATTGAAGGCGACAAGGTTGTTACAAAAGCGTTGACTGATTATCGGGCGAGTAATGATCTAGCTCTTGCGAATGTTCGGCAAACTGCTGAATCTGCTGTGTCTAATTCAGAAAGTAATGCTAAGGCATTAACTGAATTAGATAGCAGAGTGAATATTGTTGATGCAAATGCTAATGAAGCTAAACAAAATGCAGCTTCTGCAATTAGTAAGGCAGAAACGGCTGTTTCTGAGGCAGGATCAGCAGCATCTATTGCTCAGCAAGCCCATGCGGAAGCATCGACAGCGACAACTACTGCAAATAATGCAGCAGATAATGCGAATGAAGCTAAACAAACATCGGCAACAGCTTTATCAAAAGCTGACGTTGCTGCAACTCAATCAGGTGCAAATGCAGAACAGATTCAATCTATTCAGCTTGAACTTAAAGACAAGGCAGCAACAGGTGATATTGTTCAAGTTAAGTCTGACATTAAAGATGTCGATAACAAGATTGTTGCTCAAACGATCAGACTTGATGGTGTCTATGCGCAAATTAACCCACCACTAATTGGCTCGGAATCGGACTTAGTGGGTAATGAGGGAGGCTATGCTGGTGTATGGTCAGAGCAATCAGCACGTATTGAAGGTGATCTTGTAGTAAGTAAGCAGGTCGACTCTACTTTAGCTGAATTAAATGGACTCAAAGCTTATGCACAGCAAGAAGTTCAAGCTCGAATTGAGGGCGATAGAGTAACTGTTCAAAAAATAGATACTTATATTGCTAGTAATGATAGCACTCTTGCAACGGTCCGTGATTCAGCAAAAGTTGCTGTTGATAATTCGAATATAAATGCAGAAGCAATCAAAAATATCAACATTGAGCTAAAAGACAAAGTTAGTACCGGTGCACTTGATCAGACTAATTCTGATATTAAGGAGGTTGATAAAAAGGTTGTTGCTCAAACCACTCGTATTGACGGTGTTTATACACAGTTAAATCCACCTTTAATTGGTTCAGAATCTGACTTGATCGGTAATGATGGCGGTTATGCTGGCGTCTGGTCTGAACATTCTGCGCGTATTGAAGGTGATCTTGCGCAAGCACTTCGTATTGATAATGTTCAAACTCAGTTTGAAAGCAACAAAGCAACAGTTCTAAGCCAGATTAAAACGCTTACAGATGGACAGTCTTCGCAAGCAAGTCGAATTGATACGGTTCAAGCTTTGGCTTCATCTTCAAATGTAGCAGCGGCAAATGCACAAGCTACAGCAAACAACGCTTTAGATAATGCAAATACAGCAAACACAAATTTGGCGACTTTTCAACAAAAAGTGAATGCGGTTACGGATGCTCAGAGTGCTACTGCAGAAAAAGTCGACACAATTCAGACAACTGTTGATGGACATACAGCGTCGATTCAAAATGTCAGCGAAAGTGTGGATGGAATCTATGCTCAGGAATTTACAAAGTTTGATGTGAATGGACATGTTTCTGGACATGGTTCAATGAACGATGGAACAACATCAACATTCATTTTCAACTATGACGCTATTCAATTTGGTACTCCAGTTGGTATTGATGGAATAGAGCCAAAACCCCTAATGACATTACAAAATACTCCTGTGACTTTGCCTAATGGCACAGTTATTCCGCGTGGCTTATATGTTGACAATGCTAGTTTTGGGTATATCAATGCGAATCGAATCTGGGCAGAAAACTTAAGTGCTATTAGTGCTGATTTGGGTGATATTGAAGTTGATAATGCTCACATTAAAAACGGAGCAGTAGATACTTTAAAAATTCAAGATGAAGCAGTCACTGTTCCTTCTGGAGTAATTAATCAATCAGAGCGTAAGTTTTATTTTGCTGTTTCTAATTCAATGGCGGGTTCGGTTGCCTATACACAAGACCTAGTGACTCTTAATGTAGAAACCCAAGGAGGCAAGCTAAGGATTGATGGATCGTTTGTGTTTGACTGTAAGGTCAGGATCACACAATATCCATCCTCCTACGACATTTTGAAATGTGTGACATTGGCTTGTCGGGTATTAGTAAATGGTACTGTTGCATACACTCAGGAAATTTACCCAACATTTTATGATGGGAATAGTACAATCCGCTTTATCGGGGTTACAGCAACGCCAGTTTATATCTTACCTGCATCCACTGGTACAAAAACTATAGTGCTTCAGCTGGCATATATCACAAAATACTCCAATATTTATTATGGTTCATTTGTAGCTCAAGGTGGCTTTGCCGAAGCTCCTACAATAATCACCATGTCATCTTTATCAACATTGGAGCTTAAAAAGTGACGGTATTAGTTTCAAAGAATGGTGAAGTTATTGGACATATTTTTGGTAGTGAAGAGATGATCAAGCTAAACACACCTGAGGGATGTATAGCTTTAGATGATCCTCCTTATCCAAATATGTTTTTCCAAAAAGGGAGGTGGGTACATATTCCCACTCAACCCTCGCCATTTCACATTTTTGATTATGAAACAAAGAAGTGGGTGGATAATCGATCTTTAGAAGATGTGAAAAGGCTTAAATGGGAGCATATTAAACAGCAACGTGATCAGTATGAGTTTGGCGGTTTTGAGTTTGAAAATAAGCTTTATGATTCAGACCATAATTCTCAATTAAGAATTGCTACTGCTGCTTTGCTCGGCGTATCAGTTGAGTGGACTTTAAAAGACAATTCAGTTGTTAATCTTAGTCCTGATCAATTGATTGACTTAAAAACAGCACTTGCAGTGCACATTAATAACATTCATGAAAGAGGGCGTATTGCACGACAGAAAATTGAAACTGCTTTGACATATGAAGAAATTGAAGCAGTAAATTTTTAATTTAGAAATTTCTTAGATAGCACCCAATTGGGTGCTTTTTTATTGCCTAAACGAAAGGGGGAAGGCATGACTGAAAATGAATCATACGGGTTGAGATTTGAAAAGAAAATCGACTCCATTCAGAGTGATATCCGCATGTTGTCAGATCATGTTACTCGACTGACTTTCATTAATGAAGCGCACAAAGAGACTAGCGAACAGAACAAAAAGGACATCGATACATTAGATATCAAAGTTGCGAATTTGGAAAATCGTACAGCTTCGCAAGATGGCGGTCTTTCTGTATTGCGTGTACTGCTTGGCATCTTTGCAGGAATCGTATTTTCGCTGTGCGCTTGGGTTGGATCTTCAATTATTCAATTAAGCCAAGATCAATCTTTAATTAAAGAGAAAGTATCACGGTTAGAGGAAGCAGGACGATGAATAGTGAAAACACAAGAGCTTATCTAGCTTTCGCATTAGTGGGACTGATGTTTGTTTTAGTGATTGCTTTATTTTTTGTGGATATGCCGCGAGAAAACAGCAATCTGATTAATACGGCATTGGGTTTTATTGCAGGGGCTATGACAACTGCATGTGGCTTTTATTTTGGTAGCTCTGAGTTAGAGAAAAAGAAAGGTGAATCCAATGACAACTAAACCATTCTTCGATGCTGCCCGAGTAATTGCAGGCGGCAAGCTTACACAGGCGCAAGTAGACGATCTAAATAAAGTGGTCGAAAAACTTGCACCAGGTGGAAAAACTACAAGTGATGATGGTATAGATTTAATAACTAGTTTTGAGGGCACGCGATTCAATGCTTACGATGATGGTGTAGGAGTCTGGACCATTGGCACTGGCACCACAGTTTATCCAAATGGTGTGAAGGTTAAGCAAGGTGACATTTGCACACCTGAGCAAGCTAAAGCCTATTTTAAACACGACTTAGCTAAATTTGAAAAGACTGTAAATGAATCTGTGACAGTTCCCATAACTCAAAATCAATTTGATGCATTAGTCTCTTTGACCTACAACATTGGTTCAGGTGCTTTTAAGGGCTCAACATTGCTCAAGTTGCTTAATAAAGGCGACTACCAAAGCGCTGCCGATCAATTCCTAGTTTGGAACAAAGCAGGTGGCAAGGTTATGAAGGGCCTAGTTCGTCGCCGAGAAGCAGAACGAGCACTCTTTTTAAAGAAGTAACTTATATGTGCAAACGTACCAAAGTTGCATCGATCATCACATTGCTGTGCTTAATCTTCTCAGGTTGCACAGCTCACACAATTAATAGTAATGTGAATGTCTCGATTTGTGTAAGGGCTTTGTGATGTCGCAAGTCATGATCATGGTTTCGGAAGCGGGCAGGATGGAAAATACTTGCAATCTACCCGCTGATTTAGATAAGAACGGGAATGTTCTTAAAATCTATGACTACTCATTAAAAGAGTTGACCATTAATTTGGATGGCACTGTGACTTACAACGGTAAAAGATGGACCTTTGATAAGAAGCAAAACTTTTAGTCTTTCCAGCTATCCACAATATCAGCCCAGTCTTGCATCATTTTTCGTCTAGCCTCTAAGTGCTGCGAATGGTCGTACGATGCTTTTGTCTTGTTAGATTCAGCATGAGCAAGCTGTTTTTCTACCCAAGCTTCCTCATAGCCCTTTTCATATAGTAGGGTAGAAGCTGTAGCTCTAAAATCATGAGTGGTAACGCCTTTTAAGCCAATATATTCAAGCATACTGTTAAGCGTTTCTTTAGCTAACATGCCATCATTTTTCTTACTGAAAATAGCAGGGAAAACTAATTCGCTATCACCAGAGATTGTATATTGACGCTTAAGTACTTCATATACTTGGTCAGATATAGGGAGAATATGGATTCTGGATTTTTTCATTGCCTCTTCTGGAAATCTAATAAGTCGTGTATCAAACTCGACCCATTTCCATTGCATCTTTCTAATTTCAATTGCCCGAAGCATTGTATATAAGAGAATGAAGCCAGCATTCTTAACAGTCTCTGTTCCATTGTATTTAGGCAATTGAGTTCTTGCCTTTTTTCTTTCTTCTTTAGTTAAGGCTCTTGCATGTTTTACACGAGGGCGCTTGATCACATCACGTACAGCATAAGTAGGGTCGTTCTCAAGCCTTAAAGTAGCAATTGCATAACGAGTTACAGCACCAATGAATCTTCGATTTTGTAAAGCGGCAGATTCACCCGTCATTTTTCCATTGGTTTCTTTAGTAACACGATTAATCGTATTATTTAAAATCTTCAATACGTCAGCCGCAGTCACGTCTTTAATATTTTTTTTGCCAATAACTGGGCATATATCTTTTTCTAAAGCAGTATCGAACTTCTCTTGATAAATTTCAGACTTCAACGTCATACGTTTTTCTTTAAATTCGGCTGCAATAGCGTTGAATGTATTTTTTCCTTCTTCTAATGCCTTGGCCTTATTATTTTGTCTATCTTCTACTGGGTGTATGCCTTTGGCTAATTTTGCTCGCATTTCATCCTTTAAGATTCTAGCGTCTGCCAAAGTAATAGCCGGGTATTCGCCAAGACTCATAGAAGATTCTTTACCATTAAAAACAAACTTAAACCGCCAAACTTTAGCTCCTGAAGGACGAACTTCTATGTAAAGTCTATCTGCATCCAATATTCTGTAGACTTTTTCTTTAGGTTTTAGTGCTTTAATCTTTAGGTCGGAAAGTTTTGCAGAGGCCATGAGGTAAGGGTAAGTAGTTTGTTACCCGCATTATTACCCGTTTTTTTCGAGGATGTAAACAAACTAAAAGGAACTAATAAGAACAACAACTTTTATAATTCAAAAACTTAGCTTTAAAAAAGGAACTATAGAGAATTAAAATAAACATCGACACTTATTATTCTTTACTACTGTTGCTTTCGCCATAATTCAAACTTCCACAATTGCCTCTATTGTGCCGTAAACTGATGCCAAGGTGAAGTTTTTTCCCACATATCAATATTTCGCCTCATGTATAACTTTTGCTAAAATAGGCGCACAATACAATTAGAGTACTAGCGGATGTCTAAAACGCGTGTAATTTATCCTGGAACATTTGACCCTATCACAAATGGGCACGTTGATTTAGTTACTAGAGCATCAAGAATGTTTGATGAGGTCGTAGTAGCTATTGCAATTGGACATCATAAGAACCCTTTGTTCAGTCTAGAAGAGAGAGTTGCACTGGCACAATCATCATTAGGTCATCTATCAAATGTTGAGTTTGTAGGTTTTGATGGCTTACTGGTTAATTTTTTCAAAGAACAAAAGGCTACAGCGGTACTTCGCGGTTTAAGAGCAGTTTCTGATTTTGAATATGAGTTTCAATTGGCTAATATGAATCGCCAGTTGGACCCACATTTCGAAGCAGTGTTCTTAACACCTTCTGAACAGTATTCTTTTATTTCTTCGACGTTGATTCGAGAAATTGCACGCTTAAGAGGTGATGTAACCAAGTTTGTTCCGCAAGCTGTGGTTGAAGCTTTTGAACGTAAACATCAACAAGGTTGGTAAAGTGTCGTTATATATCACCGATGAGTGCATAAACTGTGATGTTTGTGAACCAGTTTGCCCAAATGAAGCTATTTTTATGGGTGAAGTGATTTATGAAATTCATCCAGATTTATGTACAGAGTGCGTTGGTCACCATGACCAGCCACAGTGTCAATTATTTTGTCCAGTAGACTGTATTCCTAAAGATCCGCAGCATGAGGAGACGGAAGAACAGCTATTAGACAAATATAAAAGATTAATTGCTCAAAAAAGCACAAGCAATTAGTGAATAAATTTGTTAATATGCGCCCCTGAAGTGAGCTGGATGGTCGCTGCTGTGGAGGTCTGCGTGACTGAAGCAGGAGAGGATAGTCCGGGCTTCATAGGGCAGGGTGCCAGGTAACGCCTGGGCGGTGAAAGCCGACGGAAAGTGCAGCAGAGAGTAGACCGCCTCATTCGTGAGGTAAGGGTGAAAGGGTGCGGTAAGAGCGCACCGCGTGTCTGGTAACAGTTCACGGCATGGCAAACCCCACCAGAAGCAAGACCAAATAGGAATCCTAGGTGCGGCCCGTACTGGATTCGGGTAGGTCGCTTGAGCGTATGAGTGATTGTACGCCTAGAGGAATGACCATCCTCGACAGAACCCGGCTTATAGGCTCACTTCACCTCATTTTATTTAAAATTTTTCTTGACGCGCGGTAAAGAAGCTAAGATAATGCGCGCACAGTTTACGGCTATGTAGCTCAGTTGGT